TGATCTGGAAAGTCAGTACTATTTCGAAGACCTGCAGTAGACTGATTCTGTACACTTGCTCCGCCTAAGCTCATTCTGGCTTTATGCTCATCTTTTAAATAATAAGTTATTAAATCAAAAACTGCTAATTGCAAATCTTTGGGTGTAGCGCTATATCCAGCATTATAAGTTATTTTAACTGCTCCTTCGCCTTTTGCCCAACTTGCTCTTTCTCCGTTCTTAGTAGTTCTAATTACAGCATCTGCATCACTATCGAAGTAATACTCGTAATTACCAGTAGTTAACTCACTATAAGGTTCTGAGTATGCTGTTCTTTCTTCTACTTTATCTATTGCTGTTACTGGACTTTCACTCAAAATTATTACCTGAGTGTATAAGTCTCTTACTGAAAAGGTTTCTACTTTATCAGTACTAAAGTAATCAATAAATGTTGTTCCACAATATTTTTTGACAAGATCACTAACTTGAGGGACAATAACACCAAGACGATCGTCGTCCTTCTCGCCTCTCATGCCTTCCGCGTCCTTATATTCGTAAACTGTTATTAAATCTGCCATAATCTTCTCAAAAAATATTGTAGTGGGGGCGAACCCCCACCACAAAATTGTTAACTATTAACTAGCTTTGTATTTGTAAGCCCACTTCGAAGTTGCGCCTGCGATTAAATCGTCAAACCCAATTCTTTGTGAAGCAACAAGTACTCTGCGCTGATTTGCCACTTCGTAATCTGACTCTAGAGTCACACCACGTAATCTTGGCATTACATAGTTTCTAGGATAAACTGCTATCGCTCCAAACCCGTTGGCTGCTTGTGCAGGGAACTCGTCACAAAGAAGAATCCTTGATCCGAATACCTGTCCAATTTCACCATTAAGTTTAGTAGCCATATCGCCCACTAGGTTAGCATCTTGGAACTCTGCGTCTTCCAATAGTTGGAAGTACACTGCTTGAGATACTACATAAACTACGTCGTTAGGATTAACTCCGTATTTGCCCATGTTCTTTCTCAAACTTAAAAGTTCTGCGGCTGTTACAGTATCGGTTGCAACGGCTGTAGTTGATTGTGTTTGATCACTATCAGCTGCTGCCATGGTTACTAGACCATCAAACGTTCCTGATGTGTATACACCAGTTGAATGATTTCCTAATAGGATTGCATTTTCAATACCTTTTGCGTGAGATCTTACGATTGACTCTCTGATTAACGGAAGAATAGGCATAATTGCATCTTCTTCTGTTTCATTTCCTAAGTATGATTGTGAAATCAATTTCTTAGTTGTGAGAGTTTTCTCTGCTAGATCAACACCACCGTATGGTGATCCATAAGTATCACCTGTTTGTGCTAAGTTACCGTGAGGGCTAGACCCTGTAGCTGCCTGGTTAGCTGTGAACTCTGCATAACCACTATCTGGAAGGATAGGAATTATCATGTTCGCTGCTGACATAGGGATTTCTCTAAATAGAGGAGCCAAAACTAATTCGTTTTGAATATCCCTTTCTACATTCGTAGATACGATTTGCTCGAAATCTGCAGATGAAACGCCAACACCACTATGTGCGTTAACTTTTTCCATTGTAGATCTAGCTAAGTCTGTATCGTAACCACGACCAGTTGCTAATCCGAGAACTTTTGCGTCAACGACATCGTCAGCAAATGCTGTTTTCCAGTCGCCATTATCGCGTCTATTCTCGAAGATTCTTTTAGATTCACGCATGTTCATGATGTCTTCAGATCTCTCTTTCAACTCAGCTTGAAGTTCACGGACTACTTGTCCTAGATCTTCTTGCTTTTCATTTACGCGGGTCTCTATATCCCTGACTAATGTTTCAGCACCACTAGTAACTGCTCTTACTATGGTTTTCTGTTCCGTCTGTTTAGCTTCGTCTGCTGCTTTCTGAGTAGCTTCTGCTTCTGCTGCTTGTTCAGCTGCGTCTGCTTTTGCTTTATCTTCTGCGGCTTTAAGCTCAGCCTGTTTCATTGCGTAAGAAGCTACAGCTTTTTCAGCTGCTTCTTTTGCAAATGCATCTAGGTCGAACTCAGGGCTAATTTCAGGAGTTTTGCTTTCTTCTGACATTTTAGTCTCCGTTTTGTCGGCTCTCGCCTCGCTTGACTGCTCAACTTCAGTCATTTCCTCAGTTGAGTTAGTCTTTATAAAGTCTTTCTTGAACTTATTGTACTCTTCCATTGTATCAAATGATTTAGATACAGAGAAGACTGCGTTTTGGTTACAAGGAACCGAAACTACAGACACTTCGAATAATTCAGCGTCCTTTATCTTATATCCGTCGGTTTCTGATATATAATCAGCGTCCTTGACTTTGAAACCAACAGAAAAAGCTCCAAGAACGCCATCTTTAATAAGATCTTTAATTTCGCCAGCGGACTTAGATATACGTGCTGTAATATCTAGGCCGTCTTCGCTGACATTTAATTCTTTTGCACGACCAATAGGTCGGTCGTAGTTGTGGTTGAATAAAAGGATTGGATTATTTTTATAATTATCTAATCCACCTTTTGTCCAAGCACCTGGTTCAATAACATCTCCAGCTCTGTCCATTGCGTTGGTACTGGCTGATCCTTTAATATCCAGTCCACCGTCATCGGCTTCGCCTAAAGTCTTAAAAGAGTTGCTCCAATGAAAAATCTTTTCCATAGTTACTTCTCCTTTTTAGCTGACTTCTTTGCCTTTGGCGCAGCTTTAGGGGCTGGCTCGGGCTCAGGAGTTGGCGCTGGGGCATTTATAGGGAACCTTGCTTTTGCAGCCGCTAATACCCTATTCCATGATCCAAATTTCCTGCGTAAAAGATAGTCTCTCACAGGAACATCATTGCCTTCCGCCTTATACTCTGCCAGTGTCATCGTTTCAGCACCTTTGCTTTCGATGAACTCTGATAAAGCCTTTAGCATCATATTTTTTGTCATAATTCTTCCTCAATGGGTGAGTCCTCTTCTGGTCTCCCACCTTCCTCTGGATTTGCGGCTGAACCTGCAATATTTGCAGGAACTCTCGGTGTATCAAATCCGTCAATCGTCTCAAGTCTCAGTGCCTCCCTTGCTTCATTCGGTGTTAGTATTCCCGTATTTACAAGAGTTGCGTAGTAACTCGCCTGATCTCTTAGTTCTGGTTGAAGTGCAGGCACATCGCTTACATCTTCATTTAGTTTAAAACCGAAGAACCTCTCGAAAGCATACCCAAATTTTCTAATAATTGGTAGTATGGTCTCTAAGTAATATAATCGGTGATTCGGACGAATGTTCGCGTTATTACCACCGTCTAATAAGATGGGTGGTATACCCATCGCTTCTAGGATTATCTTCTCGTTTGAAGCAATTGCTTCTTGAAAGTCTAAATCCTTAAAATTGACTTCCGTCAAATTTTCCACTTCTAATCCACCATCTAGGAACAACGGTCTACGTCCTCCCGATTGTGGGTTATATCTAGCAACCCAAGCCTGTAACATTCTTTCTTTGATTTTCTCGGAAAGAGTGTTAGGCGACTTAAGTACCAAACCGGGTACCGCCCCGTTCTTAAAGAAATTATCTTGGAATCGTCTCATGCTTCCTAGTAACTGCATGGTTCTCCACGCTGGTTTAAGTCTAGGAACACCTCTATAAATAGAGTTGAAACTGTTTTCTTTGATATGAATTATCTCTTTAGGAGTATAATCGATACTGTGATCATAAGTATATTTTCCAACATAATCTCTCTCATCAGTTTCGATTGTCATGTGTTCTGCTGGTAAATGATATAAGTGTGCTCCGTCAAAATAAACAAAGATATTACCATCTAGTAGTAAATCAATGACTAAATTTCTCTTGAACGAGTTTATATCTTGAAAGGGATTCGGTTCTTTATTAAGTAGTATATCGACTTTAGATCGTCTAATATTCTTAATAATGTTATTAACTCCCTGTACTGGCTCACCAACATCAAACGGTATATCCGCTGCGTCGTCCACTATCATGTTAACTGCGCGGTTTACTACCTCTAACTGTTCGTAAGCGTTTCTATAGTTGGTTACGACCTCACGAGACCCTATATCAAAGCCTTCGTCACGGGCGATAAGATACTGAGAAGGGTTTTCCTTCTCCTCATCTGCTACTGTCGTCCTTCCTATAAATCTGTCATACCATGCCATGTTTGTCTCTCTGTATACCCACCCATCTAATTTGTTTCTTTGCTGTTACGAGTTTAGGTCGTTTACCGTAGATGGAGTGTAACCTCAAATGATGTTCGTGACATAGAGTAACAGCCTCATCATAAAGTTCCGTTCTGTGTTCTGCAATAAATTGCTCTCGAAGGTTTAAAATGTCCTCTTCTTCTGTTACTTGGATTTGTTTCTTTTTCAACCAAGATTCTAACAACTCTGTTAATCCGTTGAAATGATGAAAATCTAAGTTCTCTGTTGCTCCACAGATAAAGCATTCCGTCCCTTTATTGTATTTAGACTTAGCCTTATCCCGAACATACTTTACAAGATCTCTCTTTAATGTCATAACTTTTACTACTCTTTAAATTATACTAAAATTTGGGACTAATGTCAAGAACTATTTTTGACTCGGTGGTTACTAGAATGTAGTGGCAGTTGTTTCGAACGAGTACAGCGCATACCGTAATGCATCAGCCATATGCGACGCGTAGTTATGCTTTGGTTTCTCTTTCAATAAATTCGGATTCGGATCCCACTGGTACTGGTCCAAGGAGATCAGAGTTTCTTTACATTTTTGATCAACTATTAGTTTGTTGTTGTCCACTATTCCCGCTACTTGTCCTATCCCATCAAGAACGGACTTCTTCGCGTTTATAGTACTAATGTCGTAATTTTGCGCTAAATCGAATCGTGTTTGCTGTGCTGCTGAATCTATATAAATGTAATCAATGTCCCATTTATTGATCTTTTCTCTAATTTTTTCAGCATGTTCTTCTGTAGTTCTTTCAGAATTGAGATATTCATCTAGTAGATAATAAATCTCTTTTTCCCAATGATACCCTATTACACAGAAAGCCGTAGGGTCTTTAAATCCAACGTCCATTCCTGCAAAGATATCCATTTTGTTTGTTTCTATCTCTGAAAGGTCTTGTTGGCACTTTTCTAAGTCAAATGCCCATACCTGCCCTTCATAGGTGTTAAAATCTGCCATATATTCCTGATTAAATTCAGCTTCTGACATAGTCTTCTTAGCTTCTGCAATATCTTCTTCAGAAATTCTAGGATTTTCATGATAAGTCGCTCTGACGGAAGCCCACTCTTCATATTCATCACTATATCCTCTATAGTAAAACTCTGAAAACCAGTTATTCCTTCCACGAGGAGTAGAAATAAATAGTGCTTTTGAGTTTTCTTTATCTAGTGTTGGACGTAGTGCTATATTGAAGGCATCTCTACCGTCTACTAGTGCAGCCTCGTCAAAAATGATTAAGTCATAGGATCGACCTACCGTGGAGTCAACTTGATTTATTGATCCCATACGAATCGTAGAATGATTTGATAGTTCGATTACTTTGTCTTTAGCGTTGTCTCTGAGAACTTCTAAATCAAAGTGTTTGATAAGATTCCTTTGTAAATCAAAGGAAATTTGTGATAATGAGTAGTTAGGCGACATAAGTAGCACATTGGAGCCAGGTACTAAACAAACTAATTGTCCGATTACATTGGCAATATATGTTTTTCCTTGTCTACGGGCTACTGCTGCAGAGATAAACCTGTACTTAGGATTATTTATTGCGTTAATAATAGCCATTTGAGTGCTATTAGGTTCAATTCCTAATAAGTCCATATATCCATCTATAGGAAGCTTAATGAATCTATTTTCTCCAAAGTTCATTAAGTCTGAGGGTTCTATGTCTTTTCTACTTATCTCTAGCATTAGTGGATTGTCTCTTTTGTAAAGAAACTTTCCACGTCTTCGAGTAGGTTTCGTTCCTCTACTACATTATATAAGAATAAATAGGCTAAAGCCAGGTTTTTCATATCTTCCTCTTTGTCCGTAAGACCGCCCTTACGTTCTTTCATATGAATTGCCGCTAAAAATGTTGAAGCACTAACAACGTTTTCGTCAAGCCATAGCTCTCTACCGTCTTTTTGGTGTGCTTTCAGATTTTTAAATTCCATTATTCTCTTTATGATACTCTAGTGTTAATTGGTGTAAACATAACAGCTGCATTCGCTGAATACAGTGCATGAGCTCTATCTTTTACAATATTTACTCGTTCTCCACCGCCTAAAGTAATGTTTCCTACTACTGAACCACTAGCTGCTGTTAGTAGTGCTACTGCGTATGCTGTAGTACTATTATTGAATACAGATACTTCGGTAGCATCTGAAACTGTTGATGCTGTGCCAGTAGTTGTTGGAGCTGCAATTGTTGCTCCTTCCAGTTTAAATCTCATTGATTTCTCCTACGCTTATTGCGTCTTTTCCCTTGTCGCCACTTAATTGCACGAAGCCGACGTTTAGCCGCTTTCTTGCTTTTGGACGTTCCGGAAGTATTCTTTATTTTCCAACCCCCTTTAACTTTTACAATCGGCATACTATTCTCCTAGTATCCTTTCTAATTTGTTTCCTCTTAGGTAGGAGGGAAGAGCTGTTAACTCTTTTACTTTTCGAAGGTTCTCTAATTTACATCTCTGTTTCAAGATGAGTACTGCCGTTGCCTTCTCAATCGCCAGTATCATTGGTGGTAAAGTGAGTTTTTCTTCTAACTTTCTTTTTTCAGCTGGCAGCGTCATAGCTACCTCCTGTATTG